TAGGAATATAAGAACAGTTATAACCTGCAACATGTTCTCTATCTAATGCATCTCCTGCAGTCATTAAAGCTCTCATAGATGGCATAACTTCTAAAGATAGGATAGCTTCTTCTATCTCTCCCCACTCTTTAGCTTTAATAGTACCTTTATAATTAGTATCTATATGCTTTTTAAAATAAGATATTAATCTACCTACAGTTTCTCCCCATGTTTCTCTTCTACCTTCTTCTTCTAACCATCTGGAATACCTAGACATATGAATGAATGATTGGTATTCAGTAGGTAAATAATTACTACCTAATAATGATGCCATTTAAAAATCCTTTCCATATTTCTTTTCTAGTATTAACTCTGCATAGTGTATTACTTTTTTAATATCTTCTATTCCACCTTTAGTTCTATGCCTAGTTATATACTTTACTACATTACCTTCTAAGAAGTCAAGTTTATTTTCTACAATATAATCTACAGGTTGTATAGCACAGTCTTTATAATGACTACCACCTACTTGTTTATCAGTAGCTTTACCATACTCAAATTCATGTGTACCTTTCATTCGTTCTTGATACTCTTCCTTATCTTGTTTTAATTTTCTTGCCATATATTGTTCGTGACTTTCTCTTGACCATCCTCTATCTTGTTCAGGATTTATCCAAGACTCTTCTGATTCTTTGTCTGACATATTTTATTTCCTTTGAATTAATTACTTTAAGTGCAAAACTTCTAGTATAATCTGCATCCATACCTGCACTCTCACAGACATACTCAAAGTTATCACATGTTACACCAATACTACAGAAGAACCAGGCACGAGCGTGTGCTCTTTCAACACTTGTACGTGATGATTCTACTATAGTCTTTTCTTTTGTTGCATCTAATAATGCTTGAAATATAACAGATAAGAAAAGTATTCTTTCAGGAGGACTATACTCCTGCTTTTCTATCTCTGTTATAATCTCAATATATTCTTCATCCATTAATTAGTCTTCTTGTGTTAGTTCATCTCTAAATGTATCTACTAACATAGACGCAGCTTCTTCAGCTTCAGCAGCTATCTTTACTTGTTTAATAAATTCATCAATAACTTGGGGATGTTCTCCTATACCAACAGGATGCTCCAAGTATATACGTGCAGTAGCTATAGCCTTATCTCTTTGTGCTTCAAACTCAGCTAGTGCTGTGTCGTACATTGCTTTCTTGATTGACATTTGTTTCCTCCTTTCCTATTAATTTTACTTTAACTATATCTTTATGTTTATACATATTTATTTTTTTACCTTGCTGTATTTTATATCCTATTTTTAAATGTCTTAAAGCTGACCAATCATAATTATTATCTATAGCAAACCTAGATAAATTATCAACAATAATAACTTTACCACATTTAAATTCTAATTCATGTGCACCTAAAGCAGAAGTACTTTTATCTCCAATACTTTGTTCTCTAAGTTTTGCTTTAACTTCTTTATTATCATAATTATTTTTTCTCATTCTTTCTTTATATTCTGGATCATTTTCTCTTTTTTTAAGAGATTTACTTTTTCTTTTTTGAACTTCAGGATTATCATGGTTTCTTTCTCTCATTTTTTTAATATGATCTGGATCTTTATACAATTCAACAGGGGGAAAAAACTTACCACCTACATATGAATTATAAAATGCAGGTTCATCTGTACCTTCTATCACAGCAGTAAGAACAGACCACTTAACTTGATAGTACATCTCATAGTATCTTAAACTTCTTTTGTTTATATACTCTGCTATAACTTCAAACTTAAATTTTTCTTTACCATATTTTTCTATATCTGCATTTAAATATTTAGATGATCCTGTATATATTTCCCATTTATGTTTTGTTTTCTTCTTACCCATAGAAAAATATTGTTTACAACCTACATATGCTTTAGTAGTTTTAATATTTGTTATAAGATAAACAAACCCAAACTTATCTAGGTTAGGTACAAAAGGTTCATTAGTATCATACCTAACCCAATGACTTATCAAGATGTAATCTCCTCTACATTAGGTTCTTTAACCACCTTCGTAAAGTACCTAGGTCCATTTGCATAATTAAATATACGTAACCCTTTACCTTCATTCGTATCACTCCAACAAGTAATATTATGTGAACAATAAACGCAACCAATAAAAAGCTTACGATTACCACTACCACCATCAGGCACATCACTATAACACCTATCAGGTGGATCATTTTTATCCATAGCTCCTTTAAGATATTCAATTCTTTGTTTAGCATTTATCATCTCCATTGAATGAACACGAGTTAAACAAATATTACCATGCTGTTTATCTATAGCTAGAAAAGCAGCTTCATCTACTCCATTACCTTCAGCATAAGCAGATATCTGTGCTATATAACCAAAGGGATCATCTTCTTCTAGTTTATTCTTAGCAAACTTCTCAAAGCTTTTACCTGATGCACTCTTACAATCAACAAGTACACCATCTATTACACAGTCTTGATGACCTACTATTCCATTTACATTAACTTGTTTTTGTAGGTCAGTTACTTTGTGTCCTGATAGTCTAGCTAAAAGAATTAATACATCCTCCAACAGATGACCATATAGAAATTTAATTCTTGTGTTTGATGCTAAAGGTTTAGGTTCTTCCTTAGAATTTTTATCATACCATAATTGTCTGGCAGGTTTACCTATAGCAGAGAGTCTTAGTTTACCTTTCTCTCTAGGTACTTCATTAAGTAATCCTTTCAATGTTTTCTTAACACTCTCTGTAAAAGAATCTAGATGAGCATCAACTTCTTCTTCTTTTAAATTTGAATCTACAAGAGGGTCAAACAAATCATACATATCTTGTACTAAAGTATCAATAGATTTCATAATAAATAATAGAGAGATACTTGTTTAGTGTATCTCTCTATCCTTTCATAAGTATTATAGTTGATAGATAGATTTAAAACCAGAAGGTAATCTTTGATCTATAAATCTATTTAATTCTCCAAATGTAATTTTATATGGAGAAGTTTTTACTGGTGATAATCTTTCTTCACGAACTAATCTATAAGCATAAGTGTTATCTACTTCTAATATCTTAGCTACTTGAGGAACTGAAAGTTCTTTACTTTTTTCAATAGTCATAATAATATTCCTTTAATTTTCATAATAGAAAATGGGAAGACATATTATATCTTCCCATCCTTTCCTATTTAATTGTTATGCAAAATCTAAGTCAGCACTTTGCTTACTCTTATACCCATCTTCAACAACATCAAAATCACTAAGCATGTCATCATCTGCAGTCTCAGGTGCAGGTACAAAGTTAACAACCATTACAGCTTTTAAATCACTAAAGATACCATAAGGTTTATGTTCATATGGAATATACTTTGCAGTAACAAATGAACCATTACCAACTTTAGCTTCTGTAAAAGGAAGCTTGTCAGCACCTACAACTTTAGGTGGATCTTTCTTATCTCCTGTATTACTCCATATGGTCTTAGCTTTAAGAGTTACAAAGTTACCTTGTAAAGGTTTCCCTTCTTCCTTTAACTTTGCATCATTATTCTTAACATTCAACCCATCCTTCTTAACTATACTCAGATTCTTTTCGTCAAGGTTACATATATCAATACTCCATTCCCCTTCCTCTTTAAATTTAAAGTTAGGTTTAATTATATGTGCCCAGTTAGCTGTTCCTTGTATTATACTCATATTTATATTCCTTTTCTGTTTATTAATAAAAGAATTATGACATGCCTTAACATTATTGTCAAGAGTTTTTTTCATAATAAATGTATTAGTTAGTTTTAATATGTAACTCATCTCTATTCTTGAGATAAGATCTTGTTTTCCTTGATGTTTTCTACCCCATGTTTTGTATGCAGAATCTCTATAGCTTTCTACTCTAGTGTTTTTATCTACAACTTTGTCAGTTAATTCTACTAACTCTTTTGCGATACACCATACATAGTCATGCTCTCTTTCAAATACAAAGTAATCACAGTCACCATAAAGCCAACCCTTCTTACCTATTGTATTTAGAAATTCAACAACAATCCATGCGTCATCCAGAACTCTTTGTTTATTTCCAGTTCTTCTAGCCTTTACATCTACACTAACTGTCTTGTTATCTTTAGTAAGATATAAATCTATATGTTTATATATGTTAGTGTTATCATCAGCTATCTCAACTGTATATCCATGCTCTTTAACAGTCTTTATAAAGTTATTCTCTACCTGTATACCTCTTGTTATATACTGAGCATGATCTTTTCTTCCTTTAAATTCTTTAACTATTGTCATCTCTATACCTTTCTAAATATTCAGTTGCTCTTCTTGTATTGGAAGGATCATCATTAAGCCAACCTATTGCTGAATTACATTTGTGACATAGCCATCCTCTAGCTTTTCCTGTTATATGATTATGATCTAAACACCAATTAGGATTGCGTTGATTCTTTTGAATAGGATCATCAGCAGTTATTAAACATATAGGACAAGCATGATCTTCAGGGGGTCTTGGAGTTATTTTAAGTAATTTTTCACGTTGTGCTTGAGTTAACTTTTGACATTTTTTACACACTCTATAGCTAGATGGTAGTCCAGTCGTAATTTGTATTTTAGCAGGATAAGTTTTAAAAGAATCAACAGGTTTTTCTTCACCACATTTTATACATGTGTTTAAAGTTTTACTTGTATCAATAGATTTAAAAGTATCAAATAACTCTTGTTGTTCTAGTGTGTCTCTGCCCATGTCTTACCTACCTTCCATTCACTATCAAGAGGACACTTCATGTGTAGTTCTTTCTCTGTATCTTTCATAGCATCTTTAGTTATCTGTCCAAACTTTTTAACATCTGTGTTTAGAACTTCAAACTGATACTCATCATGAATACTAGCTACAAGTTTAACATCAACCCCTAGTGTTCTTACTCCTGTCATTATATTAATAAGCCATACCTTACATACAACTGCTCCTGCTCCTTGTAATAAAGTATTTAATGCACTATGTGTGCTACGTACATATAATACTCTACCATCAATACCTCTAATCTTTCCTTTAGCTGATGCTTTTGTTACCTCATCACGAACTCTTTTTAATGATGGCATACTTGTTAAGAACTTATTTATTAATTGTTGTCCTTCTTTAGCACCTGCTCCTACTATCTTTCCTATCTTAGCTGAACCTGCACCATACATAAACGCATAGATAAAGGTCTTTGCCTGGTCTCTATCAGTTAATCCTGCCATCTTCATGTTGTGTGTATGTATATCACCAGTTAATAATATATCTGTAAAGGTAGTATCATTCATTAGATGAGCTAAACATCTTAACTCTAGACCACTAGCATCAGTACCTACAATAGAATGAGTAGAGGTATCACTTACTGTCCAACAATCTCTACACTCTTTTCCATATGGAGAACGAACTGCAGGTATCTGTGCCATGTTAGGAGAATTGTGAGACATACGACCAGTAATAGTTTTAAGTGTCATTACACTACCATGTACTCTACCATCTCTGTCATCACATGTTTCTATCCATGACTTAATTTGTGCTATACGTTTCTGTAAGAGAAAGAATCGTGAAAACTTTCTAGCTTCAGACATATCTATTGTATCTAATACAGCTTCATTAATAATGATGTTACCTTTATCTGTATGTTGTTTAGGTTTCCATCCTAGTTTCATTAGTCTACTAGCTATCTGTTGTCTTGATCCTATATTAAATGGTATGTATTTTGTTTTAGTCTTTAACTCTACAACAGTAGGAGCAAAGTTATCTAATGACCACTTCTCTAAGTTATCTGCTTCATCTTTTAATTTATTAAATAAACCCATAGCTTTCTCCATATCAATAGCAAAGCCATTCTTTTTTTGTTTATCTATAATAACTCTTATCTTGTGTTCAATCTCACTAGAATAATCTGAGAAACCTTTACCTTCTTTCTCAAGTTCTTGAAATACTTTATGTGTTATATTAACATCTTGTTTACAGTACTCTAACATCTCTGGTGTATACACTTCAAAAGAATCTACATCTCCTTTAGGCATAGACAATCTCTTACCCCATGCTTTTAAACTATGTCCATCACGTATAGGGTTATATAACTGTGATAGTACAAGTGTATCTATAACTTGATTAACTTTAATCTTAGTACCTAGCAATCTATTAAGCACAGGTGCATCAAATATTAAACCATTGTGCATAATAAATTGCTTGACACCAAGTGACCAATCTCTAAACCCATACAGCAAGTTTGGAGGGAAAGGATAAACCCTCCCTGAGTCTATGTCTTTAGCCACAATACAATGAACTTTTGTTGCGTCTAAGCTATCTGTTTCTATATCAACTATTGCTCTCATCATCTTTCCAATCTTCCCAATACTCATTATATAATATCATGGGAGTTCTGTTACCTACCCATACATTAGTGATATTAAATTGAGCATATTCATCTGCTTCTTCCCATGACATACCATCTCTATCTCTTAGTATCTTACATATCTTACTATAAGAATATACAAGTAAAGGGGATGAATTAAATTGTTCTCCTTTTCCTATAATAGCATTATCAAAACCATCTATAGATATAGCTTCAGCATCTAGTCCACACCAGTTGCACTCTTCACCATCTCCTACTTCTAACTCTTCTTGTTCTGTATGACAATAATGTTTCCACATCTTACTCATATTGAAAAACTTTCTCCACATCCACAACTAGATGTAGCATTAGGGTTAGTGATTCTAAGGGAAGCTCCTGCTATATCACTTACAAAATCTATAGTTGTATTTAGCACACTAAGAGTAGCAGTAGGATGTATATATAAAAAACCATCATCTAAATTTATCATATCTCTTACAGACATATCCTCTTCTTTACTTGGTATTAATTCCCAAGAGTATCTTAATCCTGCACAACCACCACCATCTACTGCTAACATTACTCCTTCAGCATTACCTTCAGTAATAATTTTAGATAGATGTTGGTCTGCTTCTTTAGTTACTGTTACTATTGACAT